CTCCCAGGACTTTCGCGGCAGCCGTTGAAGACGTCAAAGTAGGATTCTTGGAACCATCCAAAGTACGGAGCCAAGAGAAGGTATCGGATTGGGGCAACTGGTCCTCAAACTCATCTGTTCCGGCTGCCGCAGCGGCAGCAAATGTTGATATTTCTGATGCAGCGGAAACAATCCGTGCGGAAACTAATTCTGTCATCTCATCGACGGTCACCTGTCGTTCGTTGCCGTTTTTATCCACAGCTTTAAAGCCAACTATATTATTCAAATCCATAATGCAAATTTTAAAATTAAAACAAATACTTCACCCATGCAAAATAATTACTGTTCTCAATATAATTCGGATCATCCTCGTTGGCATATGCCTCCCTCTCAAACGATACCACCTTATACGCCCTGCCGGCATCCTTCAACCGTACCGCCATGACCAGCCACTCCACACCATACCAGAGATAGAATGCCAGCCCGGCCAGTACCAGCCACCAGGCGGAAAGGTCAAAACACAACAGTAAGATCCAAATAACTGTACCGGTGGCAACTGCCATCTCAACCCATTGACGGGCGTGGGTACACTCATGGTTTCTCACTTTCTGAGTGATTTTCTCTTCCGGTCGCTTGCTTAAAACAAACGGACCGATTGTTATCGTATGGCAAGAACTGAACGCAAGCAGTAACTTTGCTAGAAGGTTGTTACAATATACCTTTTTCATGTTGTTCCTCCTTTTTATCTAAATAATCATTCAAAGAATCAGCCAGCAAACCGGGCAGCATGGAGGTGGAGCGTCTTATGATATCCACCTCCTCTTCGTCAATTTCTACACCTTCAGCAGTAGATTTGAATATCTTCTCGGCAAGGAGATGCGCCTTCAAACCCGCTACGTTCTTGTATATCCAGTCACCGTAGGCCTCAGTGATGTTGTTGGCTATCAGTTTTTCTTTCTTAATTCCGTCGTAAATAGGAAATTGTGCAAAATTTATTCTCATACTTTAATATTTTAAATGTTATAAATCCACCCAGGTACTTCCTCCATTCGTTGACTTGCGAATTCCGTTTCGCCCAACGGAAAAAATATAATTCCCACATCTTACATACAGAGTATCATCCGCTGTTGAAACATCCCCGGTTGATGATACAGTTATACTTCCACTTCTAATTACTGTATCCAAAATGCCTTGATATAAATGTCCGTCTATTGACTGAAACCGTTCATATTTCATTTCAAATTTGTCGTATTGCAGCAACAAATTATCAACATTCACAGCCGACATATTAGTGCTGCCGATAAAATTATTACCGATATTGAATCCACCAATTGTCCCCTTTGTCGCTATGATAGTTCCGGTGATATTCGCTTTCTGACAAAGAATCTCTCCGGTCTTTGTGTCCATCCTCAGATTAGGCTGGCCGTTAGTGCTGTCCTGTGACTGCATGATACCGTAAGGTGCCCCGTCCGATGTGTATCCGTTCAACTTGAACATAAAACCGGCTATGTTCGCCTTATCAGCAAGGAATATGTCGGTTACCAGACTTTTGTATTTCTGCATGGCTTCCCAGTTGGGATCTCCGTTAGCGGATGTAGGAGCCGCTGATACAGAACTTCCATAGTTGCGCACAAGAAAATTGTAATAAACTTCACCTATTTTGTGAATGATCTTGTCACGCTGTTTTGCATTCCATACGTATGTCTGTCCGGACGCCCATACTCCTCTGTCATAAGGGAACGCACCCGTAGCTCCTGTTGCTCCTATGGCACCATCATTTGCAACACCCACACCCTTTTCGGCCACATAATTGTCATTCCAAGCAGCAGCATCGGAAGCTGATTTATAAGCCCGGACGGCAAACTGGGTGTATCCGGCTGTCGCAGGTACGGATATCTGGCTGTTCAGTGTCGCACCTACATGAGCCAGCCAGCTTCCGTTGTATTTGCGTGCAGCCAGATAAAGCGTGCTGCACGTGCTTACATTGCCTGCCACATTCTGTTTGCAAGTGACAAGGAATCCAGACGGGGATGGCGTGCCTGTTGAAGTGAAGTTGATCACGCTGACAGGACTGTCCAGCCAGTAGGATGCCGACGGTCCGACGGGAGCAACCATCTCCTGCCAGTCCGCATGTACCGTCCGGTTCGCAGATCTGCCGGCGAGGATGTATCCGCCGTCTCTTTTCCTGCGGAGTCTGCCGTTTCTGAACTTGGCGATTTTAATCGGAGGGTTGGAGGTTTCAACCTTGCTTAAGTAAGATCCTCCGGCAAACGATACTGTACTGTTCTTGGCATACGGAGTATTGGCGGATTCCCAATGACCGGCTGCTGTGATGCTCTCACCATCCTTTCCGTCACTGCCGTCCACAACCATCGGAACAGTCTCGACATCAACCGCCTGACCGTTCACGTAGAACACGAACTTCAAGCTACTGGTAAAATTACCGGAAGCCACCCCGACACCATCACCGATGGGAACCTCGGCCGCACCGTCACGACTGTACTTCAACTCCCCGTCCGTTGTGGCCGTAGTGACCGCACCGACTGTCTTCATACGCCGGCAGGATACCGAAGCTACACTGTAACCGCCGTTCTTGTTCTTGCTGACCATCGTGGCCGAAGTGACAAGGCTATAAATTACCGCATCGGAACCGTCCGCCCCGCCACGGACACCGGTTATCTTGAAAGTCAGTTCACGGGTATAGAGCTGCCCGTTCTTCATTGCAGCCAGTGTGATGGTGACCGTATTCTGTTCCGGAACCGACTTTCCGGCAGCGACGGATATCGCCACCGCTCCGGTGGCCTTGCTTGTGCTTGCCGTGAAACCGGCAGGCGTGCTGACTGTTAAAGTCTCAAGGGTGAGTTTCTCGGTACCGTACCACATGGATACATGGGTAGTCCATGACTGTGCGGAAGTAGTAACGCCGGTACTGGTAAGAGCGACGCTCACCATCTCATTGTCAAGGTCGGCCATGATATTCGACTCCCCGTCCTTACTCCAACGGTGCACAGGGGCCGGAGTGCTCCATTCACTCCATACTCCATCACGCTTCACACGTTTGCACGCCCATTCCACCTGATGGTCTGCATCCACGCCAAGAAAATCATCTGTCCAGCCTTCCGGTATATAATCATCCTGCTGCTTCGAATCCGGCTTGTCAGGGGTAAGGCCGATGATGTTGGTACGGGTGTAGATCCACTCGTAACCTTTGCCGTCCTTACCGTCAGTCCCGTCTTTGACCATGACCATCCACAAACCATTCCGGTATATGTAAGTACAATGGTCAGCCGTATTTCGGTAGCTGTCACCCTCCTTGGGATTGGACGGATGGGATGCGAACTCACCCAAGAAGGTGATACTCTCACCTTTAAGTTCACGACCGTCCAGCAGCATCTCCCAGTCTTCATGCACGGTCCAGTCGGCTGACTTCCCGGCAAGGATATAACCGCCATCCTTTTTCTTTCGATAATTGCCGTTCCTGAACCTTGCAATTTTAATCGGAGGATTGGATGTTTTCACCTTGGAGATAAAAACACAGCCCGCCAAAGTGACCATGGTATTGACCTCGTATGGGGTCTTAGAGGATTCCCAATGACCGCCACCTATTACAGACAGGCCCGGATCACCCTTGTCACCTTTGGCCACTTGTTTCAGCCATACCGGATTATCATCTGACGGTTCTGTTGTCGTTCCGTTATCATCAACACACAACCACAAAGCCCCGTTATGTGACACCCGGTCATAGTAGGCGTACTTACCTGCAACCCATTCACCTTTATCCAGAGGTACACGCACTGTCTGTCCGGTGATCTCATCCACCTGAAAGATAAGCCCCGTCATGATGATATCCTGCAATACTGCCGAAAACCTGTCGCAGTTGATCCCATTGATGGTCATACCCTTCTTCTTGCCGAACCAGCTCTTCATCTGTGCCGACTCCGGGTCCCAGGTGTTGGCATTGTCAACAAGGGTGATGCAGCAGTTACCGTCACGCACGTCTATGATGATATAAGTCTGACGCTCCTTGTCGGTGAAGTTCCCCGTCTGTCCGAGACGCATCTCGTTATGGGGAACGAACTCATATCCGGGACGCGGAACCATCACGAATGTCTTCTCGTCGTAATCTGCGGAAGTGATACGGTACTGTATTTTTCTGAAACCAATAAAGTCACTGGTAGTGACGCTTTTGTCATGCCAGAAGCCCAGGAGGATATCGTCCGGCTTCTGTCCCAGCGGTACACCATCCTCCAGATCAGGGGTGACAGTATAGCTGCCGTCACTATTGGCGACAAAGCTTTTTATCTTCAGCCCTCCGCCGGGACTTATAGTATTATATCCTTCAAAATAGGTCTGACGGTTGAAACGAAGTTCTGGTACACTCAGAGAGCTGCGCAGGACCAGAGCCTCCAGCTCGGCACGGGCGTCCTCACCGATGTAACCTCCGGAAACGCCGGGGATAAAGTCACCGAACTTGGCATAATTCTTAATCAATACTCCGCCTAGCAAGGATAGCAGGAAATTCGTAGAATCCTCCTTGTCTTTGCGCAAAAAGTATTTGGTGAGCTTTTCTATATCAGAATTATCCATGTTTTCTAGAATCCCGATAAATATGCGCCCAATTCTTTCAGCTGTATTCTCTCCTTCTGTAGATGCGTTTCTTACTTGAAGAGCCAGTTTCTTTAATATATCAACAGAATCGCTCATTCTCCTATTACACGAAAAACAGTTCTATTAGATTTTAATTTCCCTTCACCGTTATAAAGTGGCATACCGCATTCTTTTAGGTAAAGCACGCATTCTTTCAGGTAGCGGTCAGCTATGCTACATGCATCGCTATACACCATCATCTTTTCCTTGAATACTGTATGACTGCTATATTCACCTTCCTTGTTCACGAAGCCAAAACGGGATACATTCCCATCTCCATTTTTGACAATACAGGCATAGGTATAATAAGCCAAAGCTACGCGAAGTCCAGTGATGATTATCTTCTTTTTACATTTAGTTTCATAAGTACCTCCGTCAAGCAGTAGCTGGTATTTTTCAGGATTTTTTTTCACGTCAAGGAACAGTTCGTCTCCCAACGCTGATTTGATGTAGATATTCTCCGACTCACGGATGTAGGTTTCTATCTTGTCAGGATCGAGATGTACAGACATTCCGCGAGACAAAGCCGATACCTCATCTGTTGTTATTAGATACTGCTGCATTTCGTACATACTTTAATGGTTCCACACTATAATCATTAGAGGGGTTGACTACTTCATACCAATAGCTGAATATACGGCTAAAGGTACGCTCTATTAAGCGTTGTTGCTTGCTTACGATAGAATTGTAATACTCGAAAGCATCTTCCAAAATATCGCCTGAGAATCCGACTTTACCAATACGGATGCAATACCATGGCTCTTGGCCATAAGCTGAATAAATACGTTCAACCACACTTGCGTCAGTAACGGTAAATTCTTTGTCGTAATTTTGTGAGTTCAGATTTATTATTTCAGGTTTTTCCTCATCGCTTTCTAAAGTAACTTCCATAATCTTTCCTGCATTCGTATCACCTTGCAACTGGATGAGTGTATTTGAGAAACTGTCGTCATCGTCTGTATCTTTCACTTCGTTGCCTTCTTCGTCAAAGGTTATGTTCGATCCCTTTTTGGTGAATACCATAGCGCCAGGGAAGAAATTATTTCGTACATTTCTGTACTTGACATTGGACAGCCCTTCATCGGTACTCATTTCTGTAGCCACCCGGTCACCTTTCCCGACAGGATAAGTATTTTTCCCGGCCATTGACACCCATAGGATTTGACCTTTGTAGTATTCAATGCCTCCGGCTGCTTCTATTTGAGCCAGTATAACATCTTTTTGAGGGTTAAAAACATCTATATAGTCGATGTTTTCTTTCTTGACCTGCAGAGCTTTCCCTTTACGTGTCTTCTTTCCGCTCCAGTCTGGATGTACTGCTATTTTTGCCACATAACCGTTTTCATCTTCTTCTGTCAGACGGCAATTTTCAAATGGTACGTGCTGCATCTCCACTATCTCACAGAAAACATTGTAGTTAACATGGATTGCTATTCCATTGAGTTCGGACATGTCTTTACATAGTAACATGTGCACATCATCCAATGTGTCACCTTTTCGATTGACTACATATTTGGAAAAAGCAACCTCACGGAATCCGTTTCCTTCAATGAAGTCAGCGAAACGGTCTGAGCATTCAGATGCAGTAGAGCTTGCAGCAATGATATTCTTTAATGTCTGCGGATATAGGTTGTCCTGTCCGTAGGCTTGAATTCCTAGATTTTGTAAATAGCTTGTATCAATGCGGTTACTGCTTTTCTTTTTTAGATCTCTTACTCTCATATTCGCGAGGTTTACGTTCGTCCTTTATTTCTTTTATTCAACTTTATCTTCGCCTTCTCCATTCATTGCGTTCACAATTTCAATGGCCTTGCTTAGATGCAGATTCAGAACTTTTTTACTGATTTTCTTGCCGTTGATTTGGAAATCTTTCAACGTGTCAGCCACGGATTCTTCAGAAACTCCGTCTTGCAATGATTCTACCATTGAATCAAGCAGGCTTTGATTGTATCCACATTTGTTAACACGTTCTTTCCAGTCCGTAGGTACATGGGCGAAATAAATTTCACCTTTCGGATTTTTGGCAAGGTACTTTTCAGCAACTTCATCAGTGAGGTTGTCATTAGTGTACATTTTATTGCTTCCGAACTCCGGTTGAAGCAGGACACCATTCTTTAATATATAATTACATTTTTCTTTCATACGGTTATTCTTTTTGATGTAAACAGTCATTTCGATTACAGCATCGCGATAGCAGTCGTTACATGATGTCTTAGTGAATTCTTTTCCTAATACTTCCTTGTACAATCTTTCTATCTCCGATTTATCAGAAGAGGAGTAGGAGGGAAGATCTCCTAGCTCCTTTAATTTATCAACCACTTCTTCTAACTCCATAATTATTCAGTTGGTTTTGTCAGTGTTTCAACAAGCGTTTTTGTCGCATCGTAAGATGTTTTGTACAAGAATAATGCTGATTTGGGAACCTTGGTTTCTTGCAAAGAGATATTCCATCCCCCTTCCGTTTCTTCGGAATACTTGTCATTGCCGATCTCTGCGGCTTTCAAACCTTGGTAGTAACCGTAAACCTGGAAAGCTGAATCTCCCGGATTCTCGGTTTTATTTAACCCTTTAGCTTTATTTTCCAATACAACGACAAAATCACCGTTAGCAAGCCCATCAATAATGTCATTGCATACATCGGGGTCATTTGCTAATACAACCATGTTCACTGTGTTAGTGAACGTGTTACGATAGGTTCCTGTTGCCAAGGCTGTATTGGTACCTGTAAAGGGGGTTGCACCGAATACCTGTACCTTGTAACCTTTTTTACCTGTTTTCAGTGCAAGAGTTTCGATCACATTCTTACGGGTTGCGTTGAATGTAACCGCACCGAAATCCACGTCTGCGCGATTCATTATCACACCTTCCTGTTCCAGCCCGGGAACGATAGGATCATCGCACGATGGTGCGATGTCCTTTTTGATTGTTATATCACATATTGCCATATTTGCTCTTTTCGTTAGTATGCTACCTGTACCAACTCATCTTCGCCAATCATGGAGCCTAATTTTCCTGTTGAATAAATGTAGTTCTTGCGGGCTTTCTTATCAAACCAAATATCCAAGTCCGACATCGGTTCGGTGCCCTCACATCCATACATCAAGTTCTCAGGAGAACATAAAACAGCACGATGCGGTAAGTTAAGTTTGGTTTTGTTGTTCTGATAGGCTTGAATAAATCTATCCCAAATGGAACATTTAACGATGGTTGTTCCATCGTATTTGCTGACCTCTACACCGTCAAATACAACTTCCCAGGGCATGATTACCTTGTACTTTTCTTTCATATCGTGAGTCAGAGCATCGCACATTGACTTGGTGGCGAAAATTGCGCATCCGTCTTTTTGGAAAATCCGGCTGTCGGCATCTTGCAACATCGCATCGAATATTGATGTGGCAATGCCTGTTTCTTTCATCTTTGATTTTTGTAATGCATATGATTCTTCTGCGTTGGCTGCAATTTCAGTGTGCTGTCCGGTATTGTTGGTACAGATGGCAAACAGACGTTTGAAAAAACCGTCACATGTTTTAAATAGTTCGATGTTTACTCCGTCAGTGATTTGACCACCTCCAGTGACAGACGCTGCTGATTTATCTCCAAACCATGTAAAACGCCACATCATTTTCATCATAGCTTCAGACAGCTTCGGCAGTACAATACCGTCCATATATTCGGTCGATGTCAGGTCTCCTATATTTGTTCCCGTTTTAAGGCAGTACTTGGCAATGGTGTTTTCCAAGTCTGTATAGCACATTTCCAAAGGAATTTGCCAATCCCCGATTTCCCATTCCTTTTGGGCGGCAGCGATAGCCACTTTTTTATATTCAGGGTCGCATCCGGAGCCGGCTACTCCGACATCTTCCATTTCACCGATAAAACCAGCTTTTTTACCGTTAGTCACATTGGGCATAAACGTCATGAAACGCTCCATGTCCTCGTTTTGAAAGACTGTTAACTGAATAAGGTCTTTCAAGTCTTTTACAGCCTGATTATCAGGTGTAAGTTTGTCAAAATCTAAAATAGGCATTTCCCCTCCTTTTATTACTTGTTGTTTCTTTTTTCTCTTTCTTCACGAAGTTTTCTCTGAATAGGCGTTTCATTTTCTTCTACTCCTTTTATACCCTTGTTGAACGTTTGGGTACGAGCTGACACTTTATAAGTACTACAATGTTTTGCCAGCCAGTTTTCGCCCCCGGCCATACGGACTGCGTTCAGAATCTTGTTGTCCTCAATGGTACGGGCATTCGTCTTTAGAGAAGCATTCTCAGTTTCCAACTCTTCTATACGGGCTTTTAAAGCTTTCACTTCATCCTCTTCCAATTCATCAGGATCTTTAATTTCTGTAATAACGCCATCTGTCACAATGATAGTCTTTCCGTCAGGCATGACATGTTCGCCATCGGGACTTGCTGTATCTCCTACTTGGGGTTCACCTTCATCTCTTTCCACGGTAAGCGTGTTACCTTCGGCATTTGTCAATTCCATAGATACGACCTGTACGTCTTCAATTTTTTGATAGCCGCATTTGGCCAGCAGCCTGTCTATGATAGTCTGCTTCACTGTTACTTCTTTTTCTTTGTTCATTTTTTTGTTATTAAATGTGTAAGTTCTCCCTTTGGCAGTTGTAGGCATAAGAACGGTCGTGATAAAACCTAATTGTTTGGCTGTTTCACCACCAAACCAACCGGCTTTATTCATTTGGGCTTCGATAACTGAGGCTTCCGATCCTGTGCGTTCTACATACAAAGCTAGCATCTTGTTTTTTTCACTCTCCAAGTTTGATTTTATTGATTCTAGGGTTTCAAGATCAAGGTCTCCATCGTATGAAGCCATATAAGGCTTGTGAATAAGAAACTTTGCATGTGGATAAGCAAAACGTCTTTCTTTTGCAGCGGCCAATAATATCACGGTTGCCATGGATGCACATCGTCCTACTGCAGTACAGCTGATTTGCTTTCCTGAAGCACGTAAGGCGTCATAAATGGCATACCCTTCAACGGCATCACCACCGCATGAATGTATCTCAATATCAATAACGTGGTCATTCGGATCTATCCAAGATAGGAAATTTTGAATATCGGGAAAAGACAATCCATCTTCACCAGTTAGATACCAATTTTCCATTTTGTCTTTATCCGCAACAATATCTTTGTTGATGTATAATTTCGCCATATATAATCTATTTTGAAGCAAAGGTAAAAAACGGTATATGGCTATAAGAATTTCAGAACATAATAGCACTGACACGCTTTGTCAGTAAAAAAATAGGGGGAAGAATAATCTTCCCCCTTATTGAATTGAAACGTCAACGGACAACCTGTCAATGACTCTATAGATGGTCCTTTCTGAAATGCTGTATTCATCTGCCAGGTACTGCATGATATATGCCTTTTTATGACCTTCAGCCGTAAGACGGGTGTAGTCTTTATACATTTCCAGGTATTTAATATCTGATGCATCCAATGACATTTCAGACATTATCCTAAGAGTGTTCCTGTTTATATATAATAGTTCGTATGCTTTCATAAACTACCGCTTTCTTCTATGTATTTAATTCTATTCGCAACTGAGGTAAACTCTTCTACAGAAACGACAGGGGCAGGAGCCATCATCATTCCTTTGGCGACTGCTCTGGCCAGCATATCTTCGCCTAAAGTTTGATTATTCGTTGCTGTTACATTAATAGGTACACCTCCACCCATCATATTGAAGGATGATAGGATAGGGGCGAACATGGACGTAGCTTTGGCAGTTATAACGGATTCTCCATTCGACAATTGTGCCGGAATACTGTCGCTCGTTCCTGTCCCCGGTCCTGTAACCAAACCACCTTCTGCAAATTTAGCACTTTTTACTATCTTAACAGCATTTGCAATGTTAGAAAGGATTGTTGCAATACCTGATGCCATTGTAGCTATACCAAGAATACCTTTCCCTGATTCAGCGGATACCATTTTTGCGATCGCCTTACCTGAATTGATGGCGATCTCTGCCAAAGCCAACATTTTGCTTGCCATAGCAAACCCTCTGTCAGACTCCCCAATTTGTTCTGTGAGAGCTACAAGACCATTTGTCACCTGTTCCATTGCTTCATATTTAGCTTGTTCTATTTCAATCTCCTTATCGCTCAGTCCTTTTTTGGATTCCAGATAAGCATTCTGTACTTCCAGCTTGCGAAGATTGAATGCTTCTATACTTTCACCTTCCATTTGCTGCAGGCTATCGAGCTCGGCTTTCTTTTGTTCCATCCTTATACGAAGAATTTCCTCTTCGTTATCATATGCTTGTGCGATTTCCGTTTCAAAGCGTATGCGCATGGCTTCCTTTTGCTTGTTGATAATATTCTGCTCATGAGCTGTTGCCAGTTCGTCTATCTTGGTATTGTACTTTGCTTTAATGGCCAGTTTCATTTCTTCGGTCTGTTCTGTGCTGGTAAGTTCTGCCTCTTGTTGTGCTTGTAATTGTTGTATCTTTAACTGGTATTCCTGTTCGCTGCCTTCCTTGACCGATTCCAATTGCAGGGATATCATTTTTAAACGGTTCTCCAGTTCTTTTTTCAGCTCCTCATCGGACAGCTTGCTAAGCTCCATAGATTTTTGTTGTTCCAAAGCCTTTATTTTGGCGTTGATGGCTTCACGAGCCTTGGCGGTAAGGTTCTCTTCTTGCTTTAAACTGATTTGCAAATCCTCAATCTGCCGGGAATAGTTCAATTCAATCTCTTTCCGTGCTTGTTCTCTCTTGTCTTTCACCAAGGCAAGCATAGCATCTTCTGCTGCCCTTACTGCTTCCAGTTCTGTTTGCTTTGCTTCCTTTGCTTTGTCTGCACCTTCCTGGCGGATAGAGTTTAGGGTATTTTGCTGCTCTGTCTGACGGGTGTAACTGCTTTCTTCCAATTCACTTAATCTGTTTACTTCTTCGCTTAATTTCCTAAGGTCATCAATAGTGCTTTCCGATATACCGATTTTTCCAATAGCTTCATCTGCTGTAATTGCTCCTTTTTGCATGTCCTCAATGGTCTTAAGGGCTTCCTTTGTTACTTTAGTATATCCGAGCATATTGGCAATTCTTGCTTTCGCTAAGTCTGTTTGGATTTTTAAGTCCTCTTTTTCCATTGCTGCAGCTTTTTCCGCAGCTTTGATACGTTCCTGTGTGGACAGGGTCTGGTCATCTGCAGCTTTTTTCAGCTTCTCAATTTCAGCTCGGTTAGCGGCACGTGACATGGACAGCATGACTTCCCTCTTGTCTATCTCATTCAAGACTTCTGCCAGCTTCCACGCCTGTTTGGTTTCATTGACTATTTCATCACCAATACCAGCGAATATGGATTTGGCATCATTCCCCGCCTGTTTGAAGTTCCCGGTAAACAGATTCACTAAAGCACTTCCCAACTTGCCTGCCCGGTCTATTAAGACATTTACAGTGGCACCAAGAGCACCCATTATCTTATTGGCTGCTTCCACGCCCTTCTGTGTTTTGGTGAACCATGATACAAGAGAAGCCAGTACAACCAAAAGAGCACCTATTCCAAGTCCTAGCATGGCGGTTCCAAGTAGTTTGACTACTCTTGTTAGTCCTGTCGTGGTTTTTGCAACAGTAATCAATTTTTGATTTACATTACTTATGTAATTTTTTACTCCGCCCAAAGAGGTCACCATTACATTTATCTGTTGCACGAACGGGATATTGGCATTGGCGGCTTCCATTATAGCTTTCTTGTAATTGCCAACATTTCGGTAATACCGCTGTGTCTCTTCTTCAGCGTCCTTCAGAGCATCAGTAACCTCATTAATTTTATCCCGTAACTTAATGCCTGTAGCCGCATTCCGTTCCGCTTCGGATAAAGCATCGTATTCAGCCGTTAGATTTGACAGTTGGGCACGAAGAGAAACTAGGCTGTTCTCTTGCGCCTTCTCCTGCTTGAGCTGATTTTGCATTGTTTTCGTTATAATACGTATCGAATCATTACAGTCGTTGATATAGGCTTTAGATGCCGCCATTTCTTCATTGTACTGCTGCCTTTTTATGTCTCCAGCCTTTAACTGTTCCTTCAGTTTCGCCTCTGCTTCTTTGGCTTTGTCGATTTTTGTCTGATACTCGGCTATAGCTTTGATAGCCTCATTATAATTCACTTTGATATCAAGTATCTTTTCTACTTTGTCTGCCATAATTTTAGATGTCTAATTGTAATAATTCAACATTTGCTATTCCTGTATTTTCTGCTGTAACGGATAGAATTGCATAATATTTCCCATATTGGGCCAGATATGCTGGAGTGGTCATATCTAAGTCTCTCAAGTCTTTTTCTGTTATTTCTATTTTTTCTTTAATGATTTTGGGGGTATACACTGCATTTTGAAAGCTTGTGTAGAATCTTTTTATGATATCTGTGAACGACAATTGTGTGAAGGTTCCATTTGATAGACCTCCATTGTTTTCCTCGAGAAGTATTCTTGGTTGAACTTTTTGCAGTTCAGCCTTTCCCTCTCCGTCATATTTGTACAATCGTATGAATGCTGTAATTCCTCTCATGTCGCATCCTGCAAATTTCAACTCTGCCATTTCTCTAGACTTCTCTAATGAGCTGATCAAGCAAGTAATTTCTCCACTGTAGTTGCCTTTTACCGTATCATCGTCTTTGTATTTAAGTATATTTCTTTGTGCAAAGCCATCGATAGTGAATTTCATTTCTTTAGGCTTGTTGGCCATATACGATGCTATTACCCGTCTAGTCCAATTGTACGCTTGTTCTTTTTTCTTTATGATATCATCGACAGACATAAATCTTATAATGTTCGTGCCTTCAATAGGATATGTAAATACGCCTAGCATGGTAGATATTGCTTTAATAAAATCAAGCTGTGTCATATCTGGCAAATTTGGTATAATGGGGTAATGACCATTCCCGTTAAGAATACTTTCGTCTGGTTGCTTGGGCGATACAAGGCTGTTTTCCATTCTTAGATTTATGATTCCATCTACACCGTTTGATACGTCTGCAATAAATCCGATATTTGTGAATCCAAACCGGATATCTGTACCTTTGTTTACTGAGTCAGACTCTACACCTTCGAACTCAAACGTAATATTGTAAGAGTTTCCTCCATTGCTTATTATATCCGTATATCCTATGTTGAATATTTCATTGTTCTCTCCGTTCTCAATATAATAAGCTATCATGGCTGCATTGCTGGGATAGAAAGAAGTTAAAGTATGTATTGATACTTTGCCTGAAGCATTGAGCTTTATGGAGTTTCCTTTTGTCTTTATTCCACTAATGAATGTGCCTTCGCTTAGCGAGCTTTTATTTACCGTTCCATAATATGATGAATATTCTTTATTTTCGAAGTAAAGTTCAATAGGCCCGGTTCCTTGGTTAAGGTAATATTTTGCATTCAACCACAGTTCATTCTTTTGAGAGAATTCCAACCCGTCATTTCTTGTCAGCAATGGGATAAACAGCTTGTTCAAGACTGCTTGCTGTTCACTTGGAAAAATGAATATCACATCATTGTCAAGTGATATATGTTCTAAAATCCATGTTGCTTTAACTGCCGGATGATAGGGTAAATCTTTATCGGCTGAACGTATATTGTAATTTACTTTTGGGAAAAAGAAATCTCCATGACTATCATATTGGCTTACGTTCTTTCCGCTATTCCATTCGATGTAATAATCAGGAAATGGATCATTCCCTTGGCTTTCATAATGCCAACGTTCTTTTAAATCTTGCAGTTTTTTTTCTTCATTGGCAATACTTGAAAATTGTGTTGCGTTTCCCCATATTAATGCGGTTTCAAACACATCAGACGTGCCTATCAAGTATATTTTTGCCCCTTTGATAATTTCTACTCCGTTTCTTATGTATCTAGCGTCAAGGTAAAATGAAGCAACGGAATATTGGCAGGATGGCAGGTCTGCGTGAAGAAATGCAGACTGATTCCTCACTGTGTTTGGAAGTTTAATAGTGTAGCTTGTGTTACTTACAATTTTGCCTATATCGGTGAATATATTATTCTTGTATTTTAATGTGATATTGGTGCTGTCGTCCATATCTACTAATTTGTTGTTGGCACCGACATATAATAATTCATTTCTCATAAGCTCTGCACGTTAGTTTCAGGTAATATAATGTTCGCTTCAAAGTCTTGCAGTGATACCCGCTGTTTGACGAAATTTCCCACAGACACATTTACGGCCATCCATCTGGCGTTACCGTTATCATCATAGCCCATGAACATATCAACAACAGGAGATGTGGCCATTTGGTAAAGGAAGTCATAAGTTATGCTGTCTATTAATGGAGCGCATACGGGAAGTGTCGTTTCTTCCATTTTCCTTTGCTTTCGTCCGCTACCTCCATGGTATCCGTTCTTGTAACTGTAATCCTGCATATTGTTTCTGATGAACTCTCCGTCATTGGATACCTGCGAAGTCTCGTCTCCTTGCATGAATAGCCAGTAACACCACATTCCATGGCGGTTGATCCATCTCAAGTATATTCCACAGTCTGAATTGTCAACCTTACAAGTGATCTTTGTGGCCATATTGAGCAGCCCTCGGAAGGTGAAATCAAAGGTGTGGTCAAAAACAGATGCTGCCGTATTACTTCCAGGTAGATAAAATTCCACCCTGTCTGAAGCATCTATTCCAGCAAGAATGATATTCCATGCATTTTGTCCTGACAATGCGATAGGGGAGCTTTCGGAACCATCTATAGTTACTTTTACATTCCCTGATGTTGCAGAGTATAAGCCTACAGAGAATGGGTAGTTTTTGAACCATGTCAGCACTCGGCTTCCATTATACTGCTCTCCAACCTTACTGGCTCCCCACAATATGAATACGTTGAACTGGAAGCTGTTTTCAAGTGTTCCTGATTCGTTATACATATCAAGCTCTATGCTAAACAGACGTCCTAACTTACTATCTTCGGCGTGAGTTGACTTGTAATCGACTTCTCTGTATTCGTCAAAATAGCTCTGCGTATAGAATGATAGGTCAAAGAAGCAGGAACCACCGAACGTCGCTCTGTTCTCTCTGTCTGATGTGGCTGTGGTGGTGTCCGTTACCGTTGCAGTAACAGATTGATAGTTTCCGCCAAGGATATTTATTATCACAGGATTAAAGCAGAATCCTATTTGGTCAGGATATTCAATTGTTGTATTATCTATCGTATGTGTTCTCATTGTCGAAATTCAGATTTATATGTTCAACTTCTGTTTCATATATAGCCGATACCCTGCTGGCTATATTGTCCACGGTATTTTCTAGATCACGGGAATAGATTTCCTCGTGTTTTCTGTTTCGGTATAGTTCCGTTCCTTCCTTGGCTATCTTTCTAGCGACAAGGTAGGCGAAGGAATCGGGCTTCTTTACTTGTATACCCTTATCTTCCACCCATTGGCGGATAATCTTGTAAAATCCTTTCGGAACTTTCCCTGGCCCACGTCCGGTTTCTAGTACCGCGAATGCCTGCCTGCCCCACAAAACGCCTCCGTCCTCCGACATTTCTACTTTCAGACTGCCCTTTGTCCTTCCACTGGCTACTTGTCCGGCTGCTTCATGGTTGGCTATAATTCGCTTGCGTAACGCTTCCAGCTCTTCACCTATTATCCTTAGGGTTCCGGCTTTAGTTTCTGCTGCCATATACAATCTCTTTCACGCTCTTGTTGCAAATAACAGTACCCATTATCTCTTCTAACTTAAGTTGGATAACTATTCCGGTTACATTAACATCCAGCTTGTCATAGAAAACAGAATAAGGGATATCTCCTGATATTTCTTTGAACATCCCACTCCTGTTCAATAGCAATATGAATTCTTTGGCTTTATTCTTGCATCCTTCTATCACTGCATCATTTTCTGTGCCATCAAAATCGAACTTGGTTTTATCCATGAATGCCATCATACAGTTAGGGCAGTCTCTTAACTGCTGTCTGCCTAGATTAAAAGTTCCGCTTACAGGAAGGAGATTAAGCACTGCCGGCAATTTAATCTTGTCCAGTCTTATATTGGCTGTTTGCCAGTTGTCAAAAAGGTAACTTACACCCTCCATGGAGTCTACTATCTTTTTAATTTTTTGCTCTACCGTCATTTCTTCTTACTTAATATGTTTCTTAATCTACGTTCGAATCTTACTCTTTTGGCGTCCATGTCAAGACATTTATATACTCTGACCCATGGCACGCTGTCTACTTCTGCATGATCAGTGATACCCATGCGCTGCGCATAGTAATCAATCATGCCGAAAGGTCCAAAATTTAGCAATTCGGATCCTGCTTGCTTCTCTTCGGGTGTGGGTGGTACATTAGTCGACGCGAATAGTTTATTTATTCGTTCAACTTCTTTGGCCACCCATTGTACGAATCCCAGTACATCGCTAGCTGGAAGTTGGGATATATAACGTTTACTCAGCCCCATCAGTACAGTACAGGGAACGAACAAGATATCGTGTTCTGTTTCGATGGATTGCAGTTGCATCAGTTCTCCCATATTTATGTCGTTTAGGGTATTTGGTGTCTTATACTGCCCTAGTTGATAAGGTTTTCTCAGTTCATCCAACTTGGTCCTGATAACCTCAGGTTCGATGGCAATGCTGCTTATTGTCAAAAATTCTTTTACTGTCATATCTTTCCTATTTTTGCTTTTGGTCGTTTGGGTGTTGGTTTGATGCGGAATATCATTGCCATTATCAGCATATCAAGGTAATCTGTGGAATGACCTAATATTTCTTTCATTTTTTCTTTGCTGATTATTCCTTTCTTCCGTGTGTCTGCATCAATATGTGCTTGTTTGAGAACTGACAATTCTTCAATGATCCGTTCCCGCTGTGCTTCCGTGCATACGATACGAAGCAATCGATTGTTAATCATCTCAGCCAGTTTGAAGGCACACTCTGATTTCAAATTGTCAAATTCAGGATTAATAGGTCGTGCTCCTCCATGAAACTCCTTGATACCGTTCAGATAGCTTTCAAGATAGTTCCCCAATCCGTCAGAGTCCGCAATCATCTTACTACGAGGAATAGAGCATTCTATCATCATCCGCTTCAGGTCTGTTTCAATGGATTTTCCAGTACTGTATTCCTGATCCAGTTTGATAAAACACACATTCCCTTTCCAATGACCGGCGATAAATCTGTCTCGTCCCTTCATTGCAAGGTCTGCAGAACCGGTAGATTCACCTGCAGGAGCAATGAACTCATTCGTGAACAAGTCACAGATAGCGTCGTAGTTACACAGGGCAGTCGGGTCATTATCATACTCCCAATTGCCGAAATATAGGCGTTCCTTTGTTACCCGGTCTTTTGTGTTCCGAAGACTTTCGATGTAGTCTTCTGTTGCCCAAGGATTATCCTGCACCAAAGCTTGGATAAAAGCATAAGGAGCTTGTAATTTGTCTTCTTTCCAGGGCTTGTAGAATTCACGGTATAGCCAGTTTTTCTTTGGGTTGCAGGTGATAAGTATCTTTCCGGGTACATGATATACATCGTTCATGTGGCGGCCGATACGGGTTTTCAAGACTTCGAAGGCAAGGTAGTGCACTTCACCAGCTTCCTCTATCCATCCTCCTGTATATTCCTTAGACCCCAATCGTTCATACATCGGATCTTTCACCGGATAATACGTCAAGTCAATATAAACGATTTCACTTCCGTTGTCGAAGGCTATCCCTTCATTTGTTGTCTTGTATGCCGTGAAGCTGTGAGAAGATGCTACCTTATTGAAGGTCACGGTAACGGACTCACGGCTATCCTTCAAATTATTTCGGCCAACAAACCAGCGAGTACCGGGAAGATAGTAGGCACATTGCATCAGCCATTCACAGCCTAGCCATGATTTACCACCACCTCCGGCACCACCATACAATAAAAATTTCGTTTTGCTGTCACGAAGAAAATTGTATGCCAATCGCTGTTTTAAGTTAACCTTTTGCTCCATATCACTTCAATTTGTCAGCTTCGGGAGTATAGGGAAGAAAGTCAAATCCGTTGAAGGGTTTGCCTTGTGTTGTATGATCCACTTCCTGTTTGTCGGACAACCCTAGCTTTCGGGCTATAATGTTTGCATTGAAAGCGCCAACACAGGCTCCTTCAAATTGTTGAGTCTCGATGGTTTCTTCCACCCGCGCGATGACGTGCAAAAAATCTTCATCATTTTTTTTCATGCATTCACTTCTGAAGCTACTCCACCAACGTGATGAAGTACCTAGATAGATACATAATCCGGTGAGAGAGTAGGGGCGCTGTGTAGGTGAAACTTCTTGTTGTGTTTGCTGTTCATTAACAGTTTCTGTTCTTTTACCTTTTTTGCGTCTAACAGGCATGGTACGTTGTATAGCCTTTCTTGTTGTCCATGGGTTTTCATCACACCATTGGAAATATTCGCACGCCGCCTCCCATAACGCTTCAGGCGTGGCGAAGAGTTTATCCCTGCCATGCTTGCTGCGTAACATCCAAAACTGATTTCCTTTAGGTGCTGCCATTGTTTATAGTGTTTTAAAGATTGGTATAATTTCTTTGTCCAGATCCCATTTGCGATTATTGGGAAGATGAAGTGTGAATTCATATTGCAACGCTTTCAGATAATCACTCTTACTTGCGCTCCTTCCGTTGGTTGATGCTATTTGAAATGACGAACCTCTTAACTCTTTTTCTGGGCTTATCTTCATTCCTTTATCGAATATGTTAAAATCCTTTCCGATGTAAGCTGTGTTTAATCTGACGATGTCAGCTGTGGAATGATAATGCTGGAAGTACCATTCACCAAAACGGAAGTTGGCTGTGAAGTTCTTTGCGTCAAGAAATACGGCTTTAGAACGATGGTCGTGTGTTTCCTTGCGTTCAGATGATTTCTGGGCGAACAGCAGCGGAATGCCAGACCAGAATATCATTCCTCCGGGCTTGCATAATGCTGATAACGAAAGTAAGACATTCTTTTCATCCTCTTCTGAGTTCACAGAGTTTAACACGCTATCGCACACAACCACATCGTACAGCCCGTAGTCCGACAAGGTCTTGCATATGGAAGCACAGTCTTGCCTGATTTCCTTTTCATCAATGATGTCCGCTCCATCTTTGCGGTGGAAGAATTCAATGGCGTCAATGAGATAGCCTTTTTTCTTCAGTATGGTTGCGTAATCCTTTTGTCCGGCACCGAAATCGAGTATGCGCATATCCTTGGTGATGTATGGTATAACCTGCGTTTCATACAACGTTGAATGGCTACGCTTGCTTGGAACCCCGTTCTTTTGCCGTAGCCGTGCCTTTTGGGCAAAAGACTGTATATAGGTCTTTCGTTCCAGATGGGAATACTCGAACACTCCATATTCCTTAGAGAAGTATTTGAGCGCGATTTCTTCTTTCCCTTCTGGAAGGACATATACAAGTAGGTCCATACCTAATAGTTTTACCGTTTTGGCATATACTGTTGAGATGATCACTTTCCCGGTATGGTCACATACGGCATTTGCAAACTGGCCGTAACGGAGAATCATTTTCGTAAGGTCAACAACACGTGAGTTGTTTCCTCCTTTGGAAAGAATGGAGATATCTTTGTTGGATACAGTATAAAATCCTTCTGTTCCTTTAGGAAGACTTACATTGATTTCTGGTTGGATTTCCGACAACTCACATTCCGCATAGTTGTGAAGTTGGTTGAACCTTACTTCATCGGTGGAGTTTACACCATCAAGAATAAAGGCTGGAACATGGGTATACCCAAGCAGCTTCATTGTCTTTGTACGTTGGTGTCCTGCCATGATACGTTTATCCGATTGACGTATGATGATCGGTTTGATAATGCCTAATTCCTTGATGGATTTTTTTAAATCTTCTTGTGCTTCATTAGTGAGCAGGCGTGGGTTATATTCTGCCGGGTTCAATATTGATATGTCTATGTATTCCATCATAAGCCAAGTAGATTATTAACAAAACCAACCATTACACCGTTCTCATCCAAATATTCAGAAGCCCGTGCTTTCAGTGCTTCCAGTTCGCTTTCACTGACTGGAATCTTATACCCCTCAAATACTAAATATTTGATATGAGCTCCGGCTTCATAGTTTGCGTTCTTGAGTACATTATGACTGTCTTCTATATCTTCTGAAAAATCTGTCGGATCAGGAAAGCTGATGCCTTCCATACCCCAATTAAGCAACTCGTTACAATCCCAGTCAAACAACTTGGTTATGTCCCATTGTCCGTTGTTAACGTTATCACGGATGATTAGCTCACGTTCCCTTTCCTCGGTCAGGTTGGGAATAAGAACGGTCGGTACTTGTTGCATACCTAGCGATATACAGGCATCATACCTTTGGTTTCCGGCTATAATGATCAATTCGCCAGTACGGTCTGACAGGATGATCGGTCGGGCTTCGAAATAATCCGGATTGTTTCGGATTGACTCTTTAAGTTTGTCCAGCTGTTCATCCGAAATAGTTCTTGGATTGTTTTCCAGTTTCTTCAGTTCCTCTAGTTTTCTGTAAATAATTTCCATAATTGCTTTTTTTGCGTTACAGAAACGAAGGTACTTAATAAGGGAGCTAAGGGGAAAAATGAGGAAAACAAAGTACTGACACGGCTTGTCAATACTTTGTTATGTGTTGTTTGATTATCTTTAGCTTGTTATACCAGCGTGAAGAAAAAGGGAACCACCCGATTAGGAATGATTCCCCGAAAATGGTTACTTTATATAGTTTGCTCATGGATTTTTCTTTTTAAGTATTTCAACACATTTTTTTATCCCATCATCGAAACCATGCTTATACCCTTTAGCGTATTCTCCAATGTTATATACCGCCATTGCCAACACAAACAGGATGATACCTACAGGCTTATACCAACCGGGAAGTGATATAGAAAACGGCTTAAATGTAATTGTGAGATCTCCAACCCATAATAGGGCGATAATAAATATAATTGTAAATAATATTGTTTTCATAATCATATAAGTTTTAATGCTTCCTGTAATCCAGATTCAAGTGCTTCCTCGTAGGTATTATAACGGATAATAGGTCTGTCAGACAATCCTACTAAATCATGGTTAGGAATTGTTAGTATATCATATATCCAATAATTTCCATACATATAGGATATTTCGATATGCAGGTTCTTAGTTTCACGAAGCCACTTTTGGGCAACATACAACACTGGACACAAAAATTCAACTGGTTCGTTATCTATTTCCGTACAACATGACATACTTTGCGGAATGTCGTATCTTCTAATAATATTATCGCAACTTATTGTGTGTTCACACTTCCAATTAAACCCTTTCTCTTTCAGCATCTTTGCTGTTTCCAATGTTACAAGTTCTTCGGTCATGGTTATTCTCCTTTCTTCTTTATTCCACTTATTTTTTTGCATTTTATTATTAGAATGTTAGTTTTTATTAGTAAGTTTGCAAAAACTCGTAATTATGGATATTGTATCTTTATTTTTATCTATCATCGCTGTATCGGTTACTGTCTATAATTGCTATAGACAATATTTTAAGAAAACGGAAGGGATTGCTTTAACTATATCTGGTGCTCTAATTGAAAATAACGAATTAAAAGTTTGTCTTCTTTATACAAACATAGGAAATCAAACTGCTACTATCACCAATGCATCTATTTTATTAGATACAAATAGTCTGGGACATTATAGTAAGGAAAACCATGCATCCATTTGTGATGGGATAACTCCATTTACCCTTTTTGAAAAAGGGCAAAAAAGCATAACGATATCTTATCGATTACCAGATTTTAAAGACTTAGATATCAATAGTATATCCATTAGGATTCTATCTGCTTATACTAACAGGGAAGGGATATTATTTAAAGATAATCATTCTGTGGGGCACTTGAGTACTAACGACACAAAAAAATGTTTTGTATGTGTTTCAACAGATACTCATAGGTTGTCTCAGAATAGAATCATTATGTCCATGCAATAATTACTATTTTCTAATCTGTTTAAATTCTGGTAAAACACCGAGATATAAGTACTGATTATCATCGGTTCTGTACACTGTGATGTAATATAATACATCGCCTTCATTTTTAATGGCATCGCATCTTTGCATAAGGTCTCTTGAGCAATATGCAGGAGGTATGATATCCGCTATGTAGTTGTATAACCTTTCGTCAATATAATCACCTGGGCACAAAAAACATCCAAATCTTTATCCTGTTTAGCCCATTGTTTAAAAGTCTTTTTCATTTCTGTTCCTGTTTTGAGGGTTATTCACTATCGTATTCTGATATGATTTCCAAAATATCGCTTTGTATTTTTTCATCAGTTAGCATGTGCTCAACTAATTCTTTTAGATGCGATGGTCTGGCTATAATACACTTCGCTATGTCATTGTTATCGGTAGCCATTATTATAATTCCACCTTCATGAGTCTTAGGTAGGCGTACTGCCATTTCTTTAGCAAATGCCTCTACGTCTTGAATAAATTGACTTTTCATATTAGTTCCTTTCTATATCGTATTACGTTAATTGATTTAAAATTTCTCTTCGAATAATTTCCCTTGCGCTAAATCTGAATAACCCTTTCTTTTGCTCATGAAAATCCGCAATAGGTATTTCGTTTATATAGTAATAGAAAGCTTCGTAACCGTCTGCAAAGTTGCGAGCAAGAAACCCATTAGGGTGAGTGTTCATATATCTTTCAACGGCTATTATCATTCTTTGAGCATAACCGGGAAACATCTTAAACTCTAATTGCATCTGCTTGTAATTGCAGAGAGGACAGCCGACACAACCGTGACGGCTCAAATTATATGGAGCGTCATAATACTTTGAATATGGTAATCCGTATTTTCGAATATAGCTCCAAACATCTTCTTCTGTCCATGTGAGGATAGGAAGAATATGCTTTGCGCCTTTCATCCATTTTCTTGTATCACACTGCTCCGGCTCATAATCTTTTCGATTTCTACTTTCGGCAGCTCTCATTCCTTCAATACTACGTTTGCCGATACCATATCTTTCTTTCAGTCTTTCACAACAGAATCGTCGGAGCCGTGAAGGAAGTCCTTTTTCTTCAACTAACTGAAAGAATGACTTTTCAGGGTGTATTATCCTCACTTGCGGATAGTGTCTCTTTATAAAGCTAATCGTGCCCGGTGGATCTACTGTGGTGTTAGCGTAGATCGCATTATACTTAATGCCTGCACGTTCAGCTAGGTCAAGTATAACTACACTATCCTTACCTCCTGAGAATCCGAGTGATAGCAGATCGTCACGTTCCATACTGCGAAGGAAGTCTATTGCTTGCTGCTCTTTCTTGTTCATTTCTATCTCGATTTGAATTTCTTGTTTATTTCTTTTTCAGCAGCTCTGGCCCCTTTCTTGAAACCCTCTACAAAGCTGTCAAAACAGGCTCTATGGATTTCTAAAGTGCATCTTTGCATAAGTGGGCAAATCGAGCATTTTTGGCTAAGCCCTGCGGACTTCTTGGCTATTTTCGTTACGTTTTTCATTGGATTTTTAAATTAATTATTACGATTTCTTTCCGCTGCGACTTCACTCATACACATCTTGCACCAGGAGGTGAGACATCGGTATTCCTTATCCCCACATCTGACAGTCCTGTTATAAAACCGGTGGAGCGGAAGGGAACGTCCGCAATGCGGACAAACCTTTCTTCCGGCTTCCGTACCGGCAACCGTCTTGGCTTTACGGTGTACAAGCGTACATCCCCTGCATTCATCCAGTCTGCCTTTGTACTTCCGGCATTTGTGCAGGGAGATGCGCCCGCATGGAGCGAATTTCTCGCAGTCGAATCTAGGTTCTGTATGATAGATGTTCATACGGCACTGTCCATCAAATCAAACAATGTGGGTGCGCTAACTTCCATCTCCGCCTCATACAGATATGAAAGACTGTCTTTCCAATAGTCATAATTTAGTTCAGTAGATAATCCCTTACGTTTCAGTCTGATGGCACAATAAGGTACTGTGCCGATACCTCCGAAGGGGTCAAACACCAACTCACCCTTGTTTGAGTACCGTTCAATCAGTCTTTCAACAATATCGAGCTGTAAAGGGCAGATGTGGTTCTGCCGTTTCTTCTGTGACTGCTTGGTATTGAGCGTGCGCATACGGGTGACATCATCCCATATCCAATCTTTCTTGCTTACAGGGTCAACGGCCATGAACGTTTTAGGCAGCTTTCCGTATGTTTCCAATTCCTCAGCGAATGATACATGTTCCTCGTAGTTATATATATGCTCACGTTCGTAGTTCCTGAACAGATGGCGTATCTTATCTATTCCGGCTCCTTTCATGTCCTCATAGCTCAATAGAGAGTTACCAGAAGATTTCCAACTTGCATGGGCATCTATCTGCCAACGGGCAAGCGAGTATTCACTCTTATTCTTTGTCACCGGCAAATCAGCATAGGCTCGTGAGGTATCAGAAGGCAACTTTCGGAAGAGAAGAACATATTCCGGGCAACCGATACCCATCTTTGAACCGTCCTTGCACATCTCTGTATATCCAAGCCGATAAGTCTGGTTGTTCTCCCTTACTACATCCGTATCCACTGTAATACGCCCCATGTAGCGGAATCCGTGCTTCAGATAATGGAACACTGTCATTTCGCTGAACGGGTCTATGGTGGGCATACCATCACCCGTAGCGTTGCCGAACAGTACACGGTCCTTTACATGGATGCAGGCCAACCGGCCGGGCTTTAAAATACGCATAAGCTCCGGGGTGAGATAGTCCATCTGCTCAAAGAACTTGCCGTTGTCTTCATTATGCCCGAAATCATTATAGGTAGGCGTATATTCGTAGTGGTTGGAGAACGGGATACTGGTTACAATCAGGTCTACTGAATTATCTTCCATCTTCTGACATTCAAGTACATTGTCATTATTGATAGCTTTCCACAGTTTGCCGGACTTCTCTTCCCGACTGGCGAACATCCAGCGCATCATCTTTTCCTCTGCCTGTAAACCGAACAAACCGTTCTTGCGGACTATATCAGTCATTCTGGTTACCATCTGGCGGTGTTGCGCCCACTTCTGCATGAAACTCTTGTATATCTCTCCCTCACTTTCTGCATAGACCAGATAGAGGTCAACCGGATGCTGCTGCATGAAACGGTAGATACGGGCTATTGCCTGAAACTTGTCGTTAAAACGGTAGTCGATGAACATGATTGCCTTGTGGCAGTGGTACTGGAAGTTCAGACCCTCACCCAGCATCTCCGGTTTTGCGGCCAGATACTTCAGACGGCCGTCCTTGAAATCTGCTATTACCTTATCCGCTTCCTTATCATCTTGCGAGCCATACACAGCCTTACATCCGGGAATTGCCTTGCAGAGTGCC